TTATATTAGATACAGGGCTGACATTTTTTTTGTTTGATAATTTTTTTTCTATTGCTGATACTGCTCTTTGTGAGACAGTTTTCTTTTTCTTTTTAGCCATTATGCTACGACCTGTACACCAGCTTCAGTAGAACCATTAGTTGTTTTGCCAACTTGGTCCTTACACTGAGCTAATTGTGCGGCCATAGATTCAGAATCATTGTAAGGTATGAACCAGCGATCACCAGTTCTGCTTACACGATACTTAACTTGAAATGCATTTGCCCTTGCAGAGGGATCGTAAGCTGCCATAATTAAAATGCTACGTTAGATCGTTCTAGTTTATCGTATAAATCCTGACGATAGGCAGGGTCTCTATCATAACGAGGGTCAGACATAGCTTGTACAACTTCAGCTTGACTACGGAATCCATCACGTGAATTCTGTGCAGCTTTACCTGTTAGCATACGTCCCTCGTATCCTTCTGTATTATCATACTCTGCTTTCATACCTGCTACTGCAAGTTGAATAGCTGTTGGGTTACCTTGATCGATAACAGTATTAAAAGCATCAAGTGCTTTAGCATCCATGTTATCTGCAGCCCATGATGTAAGCTTATCATATTCAGCTTCACCACCTACTGAGTTATAAACTGTATTCATCTCAGCATCAGACAAGTCTGGGTATGAATCAGCTGGATCTGTGTTCTCTTGTATAGCCATAAAAGCATTAACAAGATCTCTTGCATCCATGTTACCAAACTTCTCCATAGTCTCAGCTGATAAGTTACCTTCATTTTCATAGTACTCATCAGATGCACTTTGGATTGTTTCAATACCTTCTACAGTACCCTCATCATACTCAACCTCATCTTCATCTAAGGTAGTATCTTCTACCTCATCATCATCAGAACCTAGCTTCTTCTGTAGCTCAAGGTATGCTTCTTCTAAATCTTCAGCATTCCTATACTTACCAGCTAGTAATTCATTCTCCTGTTCACCTAATTTCTCTGCTACCTCTAGAGAATTCTGTTCATCTTCAGAAAACTCGGGTGCATCAGGATCTGTTGGATCATAATTAAGAGTTTCCGTCATCTTTAATTCCTCTAGCGGTTGTTACTTTTAGGTTACCTAAACCTACTGTCTCTACTAGTTCAGGGTCTTTCCCTATGTTAGCTCTAGAAGTAAACGGTGTAGGTTTAGCTCTTTCATTTTCTTCAACCAATGATTCTGGTTTACTTACCTTAGGCAGGGGTTTCTTACGCACCTTCTGGGGGCGACTGGCCTTGATTTGCGTCATTTGTTAATTGATCTTTTTGTTCTTTAATCATTTCACCCATTGCTTCATTCTTACTTGGGTCCATCATTGGAGAGTTAGCGAACTGACCAGCTTGCTTCAGCATTTCTTGCTGTTGCATCTGCTGCATCTGTGCCTGCTTCTCTTGAGCCATAGTCTCAGGTGTCTTAACTAGGTTAAGTACATCTATACCTTGAGCCGCTGCGAGTCGTTTTACATACTCAGCTGGATCAAGGAACTTAGCCATGATCTCTGGTCCCATAGTTTGAGCAAGAGTTTGAGCGAACGTAACTAGACTCTCTTGATCTTGTCCTCTACCAATAGCATTAACTCCAGCAACAATAGTGGGATGTACGATATCCTTAGGTATCTTAGGTATCTCTCTATTGCGTTGTAGTATATGTAATGTTCTATCGAGATAAGGGATCAAGAATTCAACTGTAAGTAAACTGAAGAGTCCACCTAACTGTTGTTCTAATTCCATCTGCGTGAGGCGTACCTCTTCCGCAGTAGTTCTCTCACTTTGTCTAACCTGCAACACAAGGAACGCATCATTTATTCTACGCTCAAGTGCTTGCATTTGTTCTTGCGCTGTTCTGAAATCAGCAGTCTTGCCTACCTGCACAACACCTACATCATCAGGTCTACCCTGAACGATTGCACCGTTGCCAGCATCGGCAATTGTTTTAGGTTTAGTAGTTGAGCTTGGTGATACCAAGAAGACTACCTTAGCTGCAGCAGCTGAACCCTCTACGAGAGCTTGGGATAATCCTTCTAGAGATCTAATGTCTCCTAAGAATTCTTCGACTCTGCCCCTTCCGTAATCCTCTCCGTCTACTGTATTGAATCTCAATACGAGCCAGGGAGATGCATTCTTTGGAGCAGTGCTGCGACTGCCAGGTAGTATATTATCAAATGCTTCTTGATGCCATACCCATCTACCATTCTTATCATATCGGACGTAGGTATACACCTCAACGTCTTGATCTTGTGATCCTGTCTTGCCATCATCCCCTGCGGGATTAGGTAAAGGTACTGGCAGATCTTCACCAAGTATCTTTCGACTGATTAGTTCCTTAGTTACGATCTCACAAATGTTCCCGTTACCATCACGATTAATAACGTAACGATTGAGGGGGTAATTTTTGAGACCATCTTTACCCATAAATATCAATGCATTTCCAGAGACAATCAAATGCTTGAGTGCCTGATGGACAACAACTCTATCACTAGAGGCATTGATGTAATCCATTACCATCCTTTCCATCTTAGCAAAGGATAAGTCTAGTTCACTTCTTACTTCAGGGGGATATTCTACACCAATTTTATCATCTCTTATCTGCAGTTTGAAGAAGCTAGTCTGTGGTGGTAGCAGTGCAAGCATAAGCTTTGCTGCTAAGTTCACCGTAGCTTTGGCTCCAACAGACTGCCAAGGAGTATGTAACTTTTGGTGTTCAGGTCGTGAACTTAAATCTTCTTGAACTAAGTAGGGCAGTGTTAATCTAGAACACTCAACAGCGGTATGAAGGAACTGTGTTCTACCTCTTGTTAGTTGTGTGTATCTATCACGTGCTTTCATTAGTATGCCTTGTCTGTTTGACTAGTTTGTTTTGGAGATGTCTTTAGTGAAGCTTTATTAGCTTCTACAATTGGATCTTCCTGTTCAGTTTTTGGTTGACCATAATAATTATTTACAGTCTTTTCTTCATCAGGTTTATTTGCTTGAGCTATTGTATGTCCAACCAATCCACCTGTCATCATTGTTGGAGGTAAGCACATAATTAATAAGCTTTATCTGTTTTTGCTGTCTGCTTACTAGCAGTTGGTCCTCTATTGGCTTGGCGCTTGGCCTTCTGCTGAGACCTATCATTAATGTTCTCCACTTCCACATTGTTCACCTTATCTTGAGGTGACTCTGGACCTGGAGGTATTACTCTAGGTGCTGGCGGCCTGTATGTTGGGGCTGCGCTGCCCCCTCCTCCTAAACACATTACGGTACGTTTACTCCTCCCTCTGGTCCTTGAGGCATTGACTTAGCATCAATGGCAGAGAATTGTTTCACACCTTCTTTAGTTTTCTTAATCTCTAAAGCTTTCTTTTTCTTTGTATCAATTACTTCATCATCACCTGTCTCTTCTTTAATTTTTTCTGGCTCTACATATTCAGGTGCTTTCTGAGCACTCTTAACAGTAGGAGCTACGTTTTGTCTAACAGGTGGTGGTGGAGTAGATGGTGCTCTTGGTGGAGCTAGTGGTCCTACACACATTAGGTTTCTTCCTCTAATAGGGTTCGTATATATTCTACCACACTGGCTTGGCCTGCACGGTACATGATCGATTCGATCGGTTCTTTTGGGTGGACAGGGTTCCATTTGAAATTGTCCTCTACCTTCTTAAACAGTTCATCAACTCTTTCGTTGTGAAGCTTAAGCGTATTTAGGGAGATTGACATTGCTATGCTCGAAAAAAGCTGGCATACGGGCTCTCTGTGTCTCGGAAAACTCTGGGGCTTTCCCTTCATACATTAAGCGATCGCTCGCATTCAGCCAAAAATTTTTGTCCAAATATTTATCGGTCGTATTTATACCTAGTGGCTCCATTACCCAGTTAATAGTGGCCTTCCTAAGTTTATCCAAAGAAGGAGAAGGAGATACACCCAGCTCATGACATACAAGAGTATTACATCCGACATGGATTTGTTCGTCCCTCGATATATCTGCCGCCACTGTGCGTATAGCAGGATCGCCATTAAACCTAAAGAAAGGGAGAAGAACAAAGAAGATTGCTCTTTCAGCCACGAGAGCTTTAAGTATTGTATGGTCAGGATGTTGTACCCAAGCATCTCTTAGTAACTTCCCCTCCTTCTCATCTTTATCGTTTACTTTATGTGCGTCAGCTATATACCCTAACGCAAGGTCATGCCTTTCCTCGTCTTTAACATTTGATTCAAGGAGTTCCCTGGCATTATCGGGAATACTCTTCTCCAATGCTTCAGTAATAAAGCTTCCGACAGGCAGCTCCATATGACGTATTGAGAGAGCACGGAGGATGGTTTCTTCTGCACCTTCTTTAAGCTTTCCAGCTGTTGGTTTTACAGGGGACCACTTTCGTTTGCGGTCCATTAATTTTGTATAAGGATGTTTTCTCATTCTTGACAATCACAGGTTATTGGCTCGTTTCCGAGAATATCCTGTAAGTAATCATCGACTTCCGATTTATCTAATGCTGCATACG